GGCACGGTTGAGGATGTCAGCCCAAGTGTTGATGACTCTGCCATCAGCAGCTTGGATGGATTGGTTAAAGTTAAAGCCGTTTAGATTAAACGCCATAGTTGATACGCCAAGAGCAGTAAACCAAATGCCCACGACAGGCCAAGCAGCCAGAAAGAAATGAAGGCTGCGAGAATTATTAAAGCTAGCGTACTGGAAGATAAGGCGACCAAAGTATCCATGTGCAGCGACGATGTTATAGGTTTCTTCTTCTTGTCCAAATTTATAACCTTGATTTTGACTTACATTTTCAGTCGTCTCTCGAACTAGCGAGGACGTAACAAGCGAACCGTGCATAGCTGAGAACAGCGACCCACCAAATACACCAGCAACCCCCAACATGTGGAAAGGATGCATGAGAATATTGTGTTCTGCTTGGAACACAAGCATGTAGTTGAAGGTACCTGAAATACCAAGTGGCATACCGTCAGAGAAGGATCCCTGACCGAAGGGGTACACCAAAAATACGGCGGTAGCGGCCGCGACCGGTGCTGAGTATGCGACAAAGATCCAGGGCCTCATACCTAGTCGATAACTAAGTTCCCATTCGCGTCCCATGTAAGCGAAGACACCAATGAGAAAGTGGAATACGACGAGCTGATAGGGTCCGCCGTTGTAGAGCCATTCGTCGAGGCTGGCTGCTTCCCAGATTGAGTAGAGATGTAGTCCGATTGCGTTGGAGCTTGGTACGACTGCTCCAGAGATGATGTTGTTTCCATAGAGTAGAGACCCTGCTACGGGTTCACGGATACCGTCGATATCAACGGGAGGTGCTGCAATGAATGCAACGATAAAACAAGTGGTTGCTGCCAGTAGACAAGGAATCATGAGGACACCGAAGTGTCCTACATAAAGCCGGTTCTCAGTGCTGCTAACCCACTCAACATAACTATCCCAAATTGACTTGGGACGTTGTAGTGCGATAGTAGCTGCCATTTAAAAATTAAAAATCTACGTTTGAACGCTCAAGCTTTTGAATTACATCCTGCCTATAAGCAGGGTCATTGTCATAACGTGGGTCAGCCATTGCTTGGACCAACTCAGCTTGAGATCGGAAGACTGAGCCACCTTGTGTAGGGGCTTTACCTTGCAACATGGTGCCTTCCTTACCCATGTTGGCTTCAAAGATTTGTTGAAGCCCAGCAACAGCCATCTGAATTGCAGGGCCGTTGCCGGATTCTACGAGCGAATCAAATCCTTGAATGTAATCCTCTGAAAGATTATTAGCCGCCCAAGAAATAATTTCCTGGTAGGTCTCTTCACCTCCAACGGATTCTTTAATGGTATTGACTTGATCTTGTGAAAGATCGACAGCTTCAGTTTGCTGCCCAAGGAACTGGTCAACTACTTCACGATTGAAACCAGCTTTCTCTAGTTTTGCGTAGTGCTCATCTGCGAGTCCACCGTTTTCATCATAGAAGTTACCCATTTCGTATGGGTCAATACCATTGTCTTGGAAGATGGAGGAAAGGTTTTCCCCATAATCTTCCGAAACAGTTTCGTAATTTACTGAGCCATCTTCTAGATAACCAGAAGTCTCATCATCAGTAGCTTCCTCTTGCTGAGGTTCTTCTGCTTGAGGTTGTCCTTCACCCATCTTCTGTTGAAGTTCGATGTAGGCTTTCTCTAGCTCTTGTGCATTTTTATATTTGCCAGCGAGCATTGCATCTTGATCTTGCTGTAGAGATTCGCCTACAGCTAGAGAGTCTTGCTCTTCTGGAGTCAAAGCCCCAGCATCAGCCGGGGTCTCATTCATGGTGAATTGTTCAGGCATCGGTGGGAGCACCTTCTAAGATTTCAGTATTTTTTGACGGGTCCATCATTGGAGCAGAAGCAAGCTGACCCATTTGCTTGGTCATCTCCATTTGCTGCTGATCTTCCAGCATGTCATCGTCTTCACCTTGTACCTCTTCTGGAGTCTTGACGAGGTTTAGATAATCAATACCTTGAGCTGCAGCAAGACGCTTAATAGCTTCATTAGGTACGATGTATTTCATCAATGCTTCAGGACCCAGCGTTTGTGCAATCGTTGTGATGAATGCAGTAAGGCTTTCGCGGTCCTGACCACGGCCAAGTGCATTAACACCAGCGACGATCTGTGGACGTACAAGGTTTTTATCGATCTTGGGTAGTTCGTTTCTACGTTGCAACACCAACATCACACGGTTCAGATAAGGAACCAAGAACTCAACAGTGAGTAGGCTGAACAGCCCACCAAGTTGTTGCTCTAGTTCCATCTGAGTCATACGAACTTCCTCAGCGGTAGTTCTTTCTGACTGACGGATGTTGAGTACAAGGAATGCATCAGATATACGGCGCTCAAGTGTGGCTGCCATCTCTTGTGCAGTACGGAAGTCGCCTGTCTTGCCACCTGTAGTGACAACAGCGACGTCATCGGGGCGACCTTGAATGATCGCACCAGTGCCTGCGTTCGCCAGGGAGGCAGGCTTAGTAGTGGATGAAGGACTAACTAGGAAAACAACTTTCGCCATAGCTGCAGAGCCTTCTACCATTGCCTGAGACAATGATTCAAGAGACTTCAGATCTCCGAAGAACTCTTCTACTCTGCCGCGTCCGTAATCTTCCCCATCAACAGTATTGAATCGAAGGACCAACCAAGGACTAGCACTCTTAGGTGCTGAACTTTGGGACTTAGGAATAACTTGATCGTATGCTTCCTGATGCCACTGCCAGCGACCGGACTTGCTATCCAAGTAAACGTAGGTGTACACCTCAACGTCGTCCGTCTGCATATCATCTCCCGAGTAGTCATTCGGGATGTTTGGTAGATCAAAGTCCACCAGCTTTTTGTTAACTAGTTCCTTAGTAACAATCTCACAGACGTTACCATTACCGTCACGGCTAACTACGAAACGGTTGAGAGGATAGTGCTTGAGCCCATCCTTACCCATATAAATCAAAGCATTACCACCAACAATCAAATGCTTGAGTGCTTGGTGTACAACTACACGATCACTAGATGCATTAACGTAGTCCATGATCATTCTCTCCATCTTGGAGAAAGAAAGATCAAGTTCACTACGAATCTCTACCGGCATCTCTGTGCCGATCTTGTCATCACGGATCTGTAGTTTGAAGAACGTGGTTTGGGGCGGTAGCAAAGCCAACATAAGTTTGGCTGCCAATGTCACTACCGCTTTAGAACCAACGGATTGCCAAGGGGTGATCAGAGTCTTAGGACCCTTGGCACTGTCGTCATGCTTGATTAAATACGGCAAGGTGAGTTCGGAACACCTCACTGCGGTCATCAGATACTGAGATCGATCACCAGAGAGACGTTCATAACGCATCTTTGCCGAAGGTTTAGCCAAGGTTCAGACCACCCCCACGGCTAGAGGATGGGACGTTCACTGCAATACGCAGAGAACCAGTACCGCGCTTACGATAGTTAGCAGCAGTACGCTTAGCGGAACGGCGCTGACGCACACGTCCACTGGTTTGACCCTGCGGTCCCACGAGAGGTTCGGGGGCGCCTACGGGTTCGGGTGCCTTTTGCACAGGTGCAGGGGCTTGTCGCGCCACTGGTTGGCTAGACATAGCCTGACGCAGCGATGCGTTGTATTGATCTTGCATGCGTTGGCGCTCTTGCGCTGCACGGTTAGCAGCACGGCGAGCTTCGCGGCGAGCCCTACGGGCCTGGCCTCCTCCTCCACACATAGTTAAGTCTCCTGTTCGAGTCTGTTGATTAGATAAGAAATGATTGACTGTTGACCAGCATCAAACATGATGTTTGTCATGTCAGTGCCGGGTTCAATAGCCAGAGGTGGAAATGTCTCCTGCAATTCTTCGATAAGTTTTCGATTAAAGGGTGGGCCAAAGAGGCTCTCTAACTCACGCATATTGTGGGAGGTTTACATTGTTATGTTCAAAGAACGCTGGCATCCGCGCAGATCGTGTCTGAGAAAGTTCGGGTGCCTTGCCTTCATACATAAGTCGATCGCTGGAATCCAGCCAGAATTTTTTGTCCAAAAACTTATCGGCTGATTTGCCGAGAGGTTCAAGGACCCAATTGATGGTGGCTTTACGCAGCTTATCTAGTGAAGGCGATGCCGTGAGGTTTAACTCACGACACACCAAACTATTAACCGCTACGTGTACTTGTTCGTCTCTACTGATATCAGCGCTGACAGTTCTCATACCGGCGTCACCATTAAAACGCATGAAGGGTAGTAGTACGAAAAAGATCGCACGTTCAGCGACCATGGCTTTAAGAACAGTGTGATCTGGGTGTGCAACCCAGGCATCGCGTAGCCTTTTGGCTTCCGCCTCAGCTTTCGCATCAACACCCCAAGCATCGGTGATGTAACCGAGAGCAAGATCGTGTTTGATTTCGTCTTGAACATTCGAGGTGAGAACTTCACGCGCTGCAGGCGGAACTTCACTATTGAGGGCATCAGATATAAAATCTCCCACTGGTAGTTCCATGTGCCGGATAGCAAGAGCTCGGTAGATTGTCTCTTCCGCGCCAGTTCTTACTGATCCCTTTGTAGTAGCAACGGGGGTCCAGGTACGCTTTCGTTCTAGGAGTGTTTGATAAGGATTTGTTGTTTTCATTCTTGGCAGTCGCAGGTAACGTCATTTAGAAGTTCCTCCAGGTAAGTGTCCACATCTGCGTCATCAAGTGCTGCATATACATTTGACTTGTCTTGCGTGTACCCCATAACTTGAAGGCTGTAATATAAAGATGTCTGGGGCGAGCTCAGCCACTCTGCAACGAATTCCTCATCGTAGGTTATTACGTCACTCCAAGAGTTGAACGAATAGCCGTGCAGAAGTCCAGTCCTATCTAGCATTTTCATAAGTTCGTCAGCTACCTTTTTATAGGCATCCCAACCAACTTCAGAGGCAATCTCTACCTCTCCATATTCATAAGTTTCAACACCGAAAGTACCGCTGTCACGGTCTACGGTTCGGCCGACAG